CCAAGTTTTTAGTGGAGCTTATCGTAACTTGTGTAGAAACACTTTAGTTTTTGGTGGGGAAAAATCTTATCATCAAAAAAAGAAACATACCTTAAATCTTAATCCGTCTGCAATGGTTCAAAAGGCAGGTTTGGGTTTGTCTATGTGGTCGCACCAAAAAGATTTGATGCTTAATTGGAGAGGAATACAAATTACAGATCAACAATTCGCAGATATGTTAAAAGAAACTATCTGTGTAAAGAAAACTAAATCTGCTGAAGTTGGTGTTAATCCAGTTAATGAAACAAAGCTTAATTACTTGCTTGGCTTGTTTGAGGAAGAAAAGAAAGAGTTAGGTTCTACACTTTGGGGAGCTTACAATGCTTTAACTCATTGGTCGACACATACAGATTATAAGGTAGAAAGATATAATCCTGATACCAAAAAACTTGAAACGATTAATGGTGGTCGCACCAATGCGAACAAACCAAACGTGGAAAGACAAAGAGCAGATGTCGTAAGAGAATTGCTTACTTCAGATGCTTGGCAATCTTTAGAAATGGCTAATGCTTAATGGCTGAATTTCTTGCAAATCTATCAAGAATAATGGTTATCTTTTTGGTAATCATTATTCTAGCTATCTTGTTTTAATTAATTAGGAGAAATAAAAACATGACTATTGATAAATCAAAAATAGAAAATTGTTGTATCTGTAAAAAAGATATCCCACCTAAATATTTGGGAGTTGGAAACGATGGACAAGAACATTACTGGTACGAGGGAAACAATGCTCTTCCAGTTGCTGATGGTCGTTGTTGTGATGGTTGTAATCAAATCGTAATTACTGAACGTATGATAAATTTAACTATGTCTAGAATGGGAGCAAAAACATGAAAAGACTTCATTTAAATAAAATGTCTAACTTACTTGAAAGTTTGGAAGTAGTCGCACGTAATGCTAAAAATAAAGGACATAGATCAGGCTTTAGATGTCATGAACTGGCTTTACAATTAGCTGATCAATTCAAAGTTTTTGAACCTACTTTGGAAAGTATTGTCACTAATCGAGAGCAGAAAAACAATCCATTTAAGATTAAAGGCAATGACAAGCTTACACGTGGTGAATTTGAAGTTTACAAGATTGTAAAATCGCATGACATGGTTAAAATTATTGATGTGTATAATGATCGCACCAATAAAAAAGCATTTAATACTGTTAGGCAATACGTGAATATTTTGAAACAAAAAGGATATTTACAAACTATCAAAATTAAAAGTGATCGTTTCAAATATTACAAGGCTTATCCACTAACGGCTTAATAAAAAATAAATAGTTGACTTAATTTTTTAGTTAAGATTATAATTGAACCACTCAAGGCTTTTCTTGGGTGGTTTTTTTTAAAACCTCAATTAAATATGAAAGGATATCTTACAATGGATACAAGAATATATTTTATCAAAAGTGAATACGATTTTGACAAGAAACAATTTAATTCAATAAATAATTGTGAACTTACTTTACAATTTAAAATAATGGATAGTTGCTCAATGGTCGAAATTATAGGACGTTATAAAGGACGTACTAGCGAAGAATTTAAGCATCAAATACTTTGCCATAAAGACCAAATGTTAAAGATCTTACCTAATGTAAATGATCAGGTTGAAAAGGTTGATGAACCAGTTTCAAAAGATAGGGTTTTAATTGATCAAAATATTGGTGTTATCTTTGAAGAGGAAAAGAAAGAATATCAATTAGGCTTGCATGGTCAAATAGATCTTGAAGAGTTAATTGAAGAAAAGAAAGGTAATTAATCATGGCTTATTATTTTGAATGTGAAACTTGTAGAACTAAAGAAGTCTTTTCAATTCCTACTTATTCAGAGGAAAAGGTACGTTTCCACAAAGCAAAGAAACAAGACTTTGAAACTGTTATTTGCTCCAGTTGTGTATCTCAAAGACAGAGATTAAAAGGTAATTATATTATTATCGAGAAAGGAAACTAACAAATGGCTACAAATTTTGAAAAGATACCTAATAAAGCTATGGGTTTAACAATTGCAAAGGTTGAGAACTTTAAAAGCTTTAGATCTGGCAATCCAATTGCGAACCAGTTTAGAATTACTTTAGATAATGGAACTGAAATCTTTCAAAGTTATTCTTCAATAGTTGCAATTAAAGTAAATGGTCAAACTTTTCTTGATCGTACCTGTTGGAACTATAGCAATACGACTTCAAGATATAGAAAAGAATTCTTGAACGAGGATACTAAAACCACTAAACAAAAGATCAAAGATGATGTTTATGTAATGATGGATTTAAATTAAATAACTTCATTTCCTCCCCTGTGAAACCTCCCTTGCTTATTGCTTGGGGGGTTTTTCTTTGCCTGAACTAGAATAATACTTAAACGGTTGTAATTGTTGGCTTTGTTGGTGGGTTGTTCTTTTGGGATATGTTCGCAATCATGACCTCAAACACCACCTTTTAGGCTTAACTTGTACAAACTAAATGAAAAAATCGCACCTAAATTAAAAACAAATACACATGACGAGAATAAAAGAGAACCAAAACCAATTCCCCAAATGAAACACGGCTTATATTGGGTTGGCTTTTAATCCTATGGTTTCAATGAGGGTAAACACAAAAAAATAACCTTATATGGGGTGCAAAGGGACACTGGGGACCCCCCCGTATACGTATGCAATGTCGCCATATTTTTGTGTGAATGAGTTACTTGTACGAGTTATTCGCACCCTTTAAGAAAAAAAAAAGGAATAACCCAGCAGGTTACCCCCTCTATACTAAGAACAGTTATTTCTCCGATTGGTCGTACCCTTGTGGTCGTACCCTTTGGGTATCCCTATGGGTGTACTGGTGTATTTCCCCGGAGGTTATACTCCGATTGTATCCATCTTGACGGAAAAGTCAAGTAAATTCGTACAAATTTTTTTTTTATTTGACATTTAAGTACTCTGTACGTATAATCTAGGTATCAAGACCAGTTTAGAGCAGCAGCAACCACTCCTTTCTCGTGCTTTGGCTCAACTTTTAAGGATCTTGACTCACTAGAAACAAAGGAAAAACTCGTGTTTGAAGCAGTTGTACTCGTCTGTTACTTAGGATTGGCGTCCGATTGCCGAGAATTACACGATTCACGAGGTCCTTACGACACCGAAATGCTCTGTAAACAGAGAGTTGTCGAAATATCTACAGAATTACCGACTTGGTTACCTAATTATATGATGATGGGATACAGATGTAATGAATTTACTCCCGAAAAAGACCACCCAGCGTGAAATAACGCCCCAACAAGAAGAATTCTTGAACAATTTGTTTGAAAATGGTGGCAACGTTACCGATGCAGCACTCCAAGCAGGCTACGCTAGGGGTAGCATCACGTGGTTAAAAAACAGTTTAGCGGATGAAATAATCCACCGTACAAAGAATGTGTTGTCTATGAACGCATTTAAGGCTGCTACACGCTTGGTAAGCACAATTGACAACCCTACCCCCGAAAGAGGGGACGACCTACGCTTCAGGGCTGCAGAATCGCTCTTAAACAGGGTAGGACTAGGTAAACAGGAAACAACAAACGTAAATGTACAAGCAGTACACGGTATTGTGTTGCTGCCACCAAAGAAAGAGGTCGTAATCGATGGCTGACATCAACACACTATTCAAAGTACTCAACACAATTAACGCTCTCACAACTCCCAACGAGCTTACAGATAAGATGAGTGACAAACTAAACCAAATGATACAATCCTTGTCTCCTTCCGAGAAAAAGGAAGCAAAAGAAGCCCTGAAAGAAAAAAAGAAACAGGGAATGAGACACGGTGGTAAAGTATCAGGTAAGTGTAGTGCCAACAGAGACAATAGGAATACACGTAAAGTAAACAGTTAACCATGACTGAAGCCACCGCACCGAAGCGTGGACGTGGTCGACCTAAGAAAGACCCGAACGCACCAAAACAAAGATATTTTCTGTCCTTTGCAGAAAAAGCAAGAAGACAATCACAAAAAAGATTACGTGACGCAAAGAAACGTGCGGATAAATTAACTAAAGTAGCAGAAAGTAAAAGAAGATATGCCAGAAAGCTTGAAGAGAAAGTTGGTAAAGTTGAGAAAGCTCTTAAGGGGGATACAACCACCGTTGTCGATACAGGTGACTTGGCAACACTTCCTCCACCTGTCCAAGAACTCGTGGGCAGCCGTGAAGTGGTGTTTCAGCCGAATGAAGGACCTCAAGAAGAATTTCTTTCCGCTAGTGAAAGAGATGTACTCTACGGAGGTGCAGCTGGTGGGGGAAAATCGTTTGCCTTATTGGCAGATCCCCTTCGTTATTGCACTAATCCTAATCATAGGGGTCTTCTTCTTAGGCGTACTCTTGACGAACTTACTGAGTTAATAGACAAGTCACGACAGCTATACCCAAAAGCTTTTCCCGGAGCTAAGTTCAGGGAGTCAAAGTCAACGTGGCATTTCCCATCGGGAGCTACCATTTGGTTTACGTATCTAGACAAAGACAAAGATGTAACCCGATTTCAAGGACAAGCTTTCAACTGGATAGGGATCGACGAAATAACCCAGTACCCGACACCTTACGTGTGGGACTACCTAAGATCAAGATTGAGAAGCACCGATCCAGAGTTACAGCAAAATCTGTATATGAGATGTACAGCCAACCCCGGAGGAATCGGAGGATGGTGGATCAAGAAGATGTACATTGATGTAGGTGAACACAACAAACCATTTCCTGCATCTGACGTCGAAACAGGTAAACCTTTCTTGTGGCCGCAAGGACACGAAAAGGAAGGAGAACCTCTTTTTTATCGTAGGTTCATACCTGCACGTCTAACAGACAACCCGTTCTTGATGGCTGATGGACAATATGAAGCTATGCTTCGTTCACTACCAGAGATAGAACGGAAAAGATTACTTGAAGGGGATTGGGATGTAGCCGATGGTGCAGCCTTCCCAGAATTTAGCAGAGCAAAGCATGTTGTCGAACCTTTTGACTTACCTACCAACTGGCCCCGAATACGAGCAGCCGACTATGGCTATGCAAGTCCTTCTTGCGTTCTTTGGGGTGCTATTGATTGGGATAATAATATCTGGATTTACAGAGAATTATACGTAAAACAGTTGACAGCAGAGCAATTAGCGGATAAAATACTAGAAGCGGAGCAATTAGATCCGTTACCTCACTACACAGTATTAGATTCCTCTTGTTGGAACAAAACAGGCTTTGGTCCTTCCATAGCCGAAACAATGATGAGATGTGGCGTTCGTTGGACTCCATCTGATCGAAACAGAATACAAGGTAAAATGGAAATTCATCGTAGGCTTGCAGATGATCCAAGAACAGAAGAACCGAGACTACGAGTGTTTTCTAATTGTAGCAACACTATCAAACAATTGGCAGCAATTCCTCTTTCCAAAACTAATAGCGAAGACGTGGACACGAAAGCCGAAGATCACGCATACGATGCGTTAAGATATATGTTAATGACAAGGATGACAGGTTATGCGGCGATTCATCAAACGCTTAATGGTATCAAGAATCAGGTCTATCAAGTCCAAAATGAAACATTTGGGTACTAAGACAAATGGATGAACTCCTACAAAAACTAAAAGATGGAAACCTAACAATAGCTGAAGCTTTTGAATTAGGTCGTCCTGATGTGAAGTTATACGACAACTCTGGTAAAAAGACTGCGTTATTAGAGAGACTTGAAGAAGCAGGTTTTAATCTTCAAGACAACTGGGACAGTATTGGAGACAGAGAAAAGAACGATATTCTAAATAAAATTGGAAAAAGTCAAGATTACATAAATTTGCAGAAGGTAGAATCTAGCCTTACTGAGATGGCGGCAAGTGAAGATTTTAAGTACCCTTACGCAAATAGATTTGAAGCAAAAATAGGAAGTATAAGAACTGCAAAAGTAAAAGGTGATCCTACAAAATTAAGATTTCCAAAAGCTACGCAACCAAGAGGTGAAGCTGCCGCTAAAAAGATTACTCTCCCATCAATAGAAGATTTAAACAAAGCAATACACGCTACGACCTTAAAGTTAAAAGGTAACAAAGAAGCGGTAGCATTCTTTCAGTTAAAGCATCTGTTAGGAATACGAAACAGAGATTTAATTAACCTTACAGTCGGTGAAGCAATCGAAGATTCACCATATGGAACACTTGACCCCGGATCGAACACTCTTTACGGCATAAGTAACAAAGGTCAAAGAACAAACTATCAGTTACCATCTTTAGCTCAAGACATCTTAGCTGATCTTGGAACAGATGCTAAAGGAAGAATGGGGGATAGTAAATCTGTAAAATTGTTTACTCAAAGTGAAGCTAAGTTACGAAGACTCATAAACAACACTATGAACGAAACCATGTCCGAAATGGGCTTGGAAATCACAGATCAAAAGACAAATAAAAAAATACCATTCACAATATCTGATTTAAGAAAAAATGTATTCGATGCAATAAATGAAGCAGAGGGTGCGGGGGTAGCAAACGTAGTCTTGGGACATTCTACAAAAGGAGATGTAGGATTAACCCACTATAAGGTTGACAGACAATCACGAAGAAAAATGAGTGTAGTCCAAAGAGCTTCTGAAGAATTTGGAAACATGTATCTTCAGGATATCAATCAGGTAAATCCTAAAGACTTGTACAAAACTTACGGTTTTAACGAAGACTTCTTTAAGGAAACTTCTGTAATTCCATTTACTGCCCCTACCGATGAGTTGTCACAGAAAACTAGAGGTACAACCTTACAAGTTGAAGGAGCAGCTGCAGACGTAAGCAAAACTGCGGGTATACTCAGCAAGAAGGTCGAAGGTAAAGTAAGTAATCTTACAAAACAGGTAGAAAAACTACAAGCTTTAAATGAACAGATAAGTGAACTTACTGGTTCAGATGCCCCTACAAAAGAACCCAAAAAGAAAATTCCAAAAAAAGGATCACCTATTAATTTATCTGATGTTTTTGATTCAGAGACATGGAATAAATTCAAAGGGACGTTAAAAGGAGTTGGTATTGTAGGATTAGGACTTACAGCAGCTAAAGAAATTTTAGAAAATCCTGCTCAAGCAGCCCAAGACATAGGAACAGAACTTCTACTTGAAAAAGGATTAGGAATGGGTCCGGGAGCTGCAGTAGGATTTGCAATGCAATCTAGCCCTGCAGGTGCAGGCTCTGAGCTTGAACCTACTGATCCGACAGCAGAGTACAGAACTATATCTGACGATGAATATGCAAACATGACATCTATGGGTTTAGAAACATCTAAACAAGACATGGCTACAACTAATCCAATGAATTACGCAATGGATCAACAAATGAGTGATCTTCTACGTAAGGATATCCCTGATGAACAGGGTATTATGTAACTGGTATATAGGAGACAACAATGCCAAACAACAACTACAACTATGGTGCTGCATACATAATGAACAGCGACAAGACTTCAGTCGATGATCAAATGGGTGCAAACCAACTAACTCGTGAAGGTGCAGACTTTACTACAAAGATTGAGAACTACGATTTACAATCTGATATGCCAAAGAAGCAGTCAAAGCCGACTGTTGAAAGTGCATTCTTTACTATGGCAGACGACAAAAACTACTTTGGCTAGGACTTATTTATGGCTGACAACTTTTTAAATTCAGACGAAGAATCCGATTCTCCTCTCCCAATGTCCAATGCGGCAGAAATCATGCCGGGACTTGCAGGATATGTAAAGAGTAGATTTGAAGATTCTGAAAACGGCAGACGTTCACACGAACATAGATGGCTACAAGCTTACAAAAACTTCAGGGGCATCTATGATTCTAGTACACAGTATCGTGACTCTGAACGATCAAAAGTATTTGTCAGAATAACCAAAACCAAAGTTCTTGCAGCATATGGGCAGATTGTTGACATATTATTTGCTAACAAAAAGTTCCCTATTGTTGTAGAAGACACACCAGTTCCAGAAGGTGTGGCTAAATTTGCACATTTGGAAACTCCTCTCGATCAGGTAGCACCTCCACCTCCACCACAAGACATGTATGGTTACGAAGGAGATGGTAGAGAATTACCTCCGGGAGCAACTCAAGCAACACCGTCTATGGATTTCTTAGGTGGTATGGCTAGTAAATTTCCAAATGCACCACTTATCGAAGGTCCTGCAAAAGCAGGAGAACCTCAGATAAGTCCGTCAGGTGAAGCTGCACGTAAGATGGAACAGATGATACACGATCAACTTCTTGATACTAACGCAGTCAATGTATTTCGTCATGCTATATTTGAAGCATCTCTTCTTGGTACAGGAATAGTTAAAGGTCCTTTCAACTTTAACAAGAAAGTACACAAGTGGCAGAGAGATGGGGAAGGCAACAGAGAATATGCACCGTACGAAAAAGCCGTACCAAGAATAGAGTCTGTGTCTGTGTGGGATTTTCATCCAGATCCTGCTGCTACAAGTATAGAAGATTGTGAGTATGTCATACAAAGACATCGTATGAATAGGCAACAACTTCGTGGTCTTTCTCAGCGACCTCACTTTGATATGGAAGCTATAGAAGAGTGTCTTGCAAAAGGTCCTAACTACGAAGACAAATACTACGAAGATACTATTCGTGAAGATGAAACTGAGCCATACTACCAAGAGAATAGATTTGAAGTTCTTGAATATTGGGGTGTAATAGATGCTAAGTTTGCTGATGAAGCAGGTTTACAATTACCTCAAGGTATATCAGAGTTAGACCAGATACCTGTAAACATATGGGTTTGTGGTACAATGATACTTAGATGTGTTCTTAATCCGTTCACACCATCAAGAATACCATATCAAGTATTTCCTTACGAAGTCAACCCTTACCAGATGTGGGGCGTTGGTGTAGCAGAAAATATGGAAGATGCTCAGATGCTTATGAACGGTCACGTCCGTATGGCTATTGATAACTTAGCACTTGCAGGTAATCTTGTGTTTGACGTAGACGAAGCTAGTTTAGTTCCCGGACAGAACATGGACATATTCCCCGGAAAGATATTCAGACGACAATCTGGAGTCAGTGGAACTGCAATCAACGGTCTTAAGTTTCCAAACACTGCAGGTGAGAACATACAGATGTATCAGATATCTCGCCAACTTGCAGATGAAGAAACAGGTATCCCTTCAATTATGCACGGACAGACAGGGGTAACAGGAACAGGTCGTACTGCATCAGGATTATCTATGTTGATGGGATCAGCAGGTTTGTCTATGAAGACAGTCATAAAGAACATTGATGATTATCTACTAAAACCGATGGGTGAAGCGTACTTTCAATGGAACATGCAGTTTAACGATAACGCAGAAGACATAGAAGGTGATCTTGAGATTAAACCTCGTGGGGTAGCTGCAGTGATGCAAAAAGAAGTACGAAGTCAAAGACTAACTGCTCTGTTGCAAACTGTGATGAACCCAACATTAGCTCCATTTGTTAAGATACCAAACTTAATGAGAGAGTTAGCTATATCACAAGACATTGACCCAGATAGCTTAGTTAATGATGTCAACGAAGCTCAGATTTACGCAGAAATATTGAAAGGAATGCAACAGAATGCTCAACAAGGAACAGGCGGCGAAGGTAGCCCCGCTAGTGAACAACCATCAGATATGGGAGGGATTGGAGGAGTACCTCCTCAACCTAAAGGAACTAACGGTCAAGGGGCTGGCGATGGCACAATCGGAGTCGGAGCTACGCCAACTGCAGGGGAAGCTGGTTTTACTGGAAACGCTCCTCAGTTTGAAGAGTAACGTAGAGAAAGTTAAAGGCAACAATGGCATTTAAAACTGGAAACCCACGATTTGATTTTTTATTGAGTCGAGCTAGAAATAGAAGACAAACTATGAATGCTTTGAGGGACAACAACATTGATGTCCAAACATCCCAAGAAAAGATGGAAGAATCAGAATCGGTGGATACCACAACAGTAGGCAGTAAAGTAACAGATATTAGTGGTCTTGGAGCTTCAGGAGTATCAGTTACAGGTCCATCACAATCTATATCTGATGCACAAGAGATGATGGATATTGCAGGAGTCGGTACAGGGCAGACAGTCGGACAGGTAGCGTTTGAAACAGAAAAAGATAGAGCTAGGGCAGAATTTGCACAAACCAATCCAGTTGGAGCAGCAATTGCAGGATTTTCTACTGATGCAGTAGCACAAGGAGTAGTGCAGGCAGCACCTTTAGGTTTGGCTATGGCAGGACAGATGGGAGCGGCCAAAGCCGCAGCAAATATAGGCAGTGTTATTAGTGGACCTGTTTTTGGAGCGATATCAGGAGTCATAGGACCTACAATGCAAGATCCCTACGGACAAAATGTCGCAATGGGGAGTGGATTGCTTGGACAAGTATCCAACTCTCTTATGTCCACACACTACAGCGTAGCAGAACAAGTTGCAAAAGGAACTCCGGGATATGCACAAGGATATTATGGTGGAAGTCTAGTTAGTGTTGAGCCGGGGATATTTGGTGGTTTGACGTATAGTGGTGTAAATGTACCTGATATTCACCAATATTCACCTAGTCAGTTTATGGCTGACATTGAAGAACAAAAAGCTTATGCCGAAGAGGTAGAACCTTTTGGTGGTGTTGGAGCTACTAATGTTATCAGCGACCCATCTACTATAAGCGTTGATACTTTTAGTAGTCCAACTGCTGCAGCAAAAGCAGGAGTAGGTTACTCATCGTATGACCCTACAACGGGTAAACCAACTGGAACAGCACCTCTGGGTTCACAGTTTAGTTCGACGGGTAAATTTACTTCAGGCGATAATAGTAGCACTAGCACCCCTTCGAGCAGTTTAGGAACTACGGATGTATCTACAAGTGGTTTGGGTAGTATAGATGATAGCTACGGGTATGGTGGTGACAATGACAATAGCAGTGATTTAGGCGGAGGAGAAGGCGTAGGTGCTTCTACAGGAGCAGGTTCTACATCTGGAATAGATGGAGTAGAAACAGCGGCTGTACAGGAAGCTGCAGATAGTTCAGGAGCAGGTAGTGAAAGTGATAAGATAGTTTGTACAGCTATGAATGAAGCATATGGCTTCGGCTCATTCAGACAAACAATTTGGTTAAAGCACAGTAGAAATTTAGATCCTGCCTATCAAGTCGGATATCATAAAATATTTAGACCTTTGATTAAATACGCATACAAAGAGAATAATCTACCTAATAGAATAGTAAAAAAATGGCTTGAGGGAGTTGCAAAGAGACGTACCGCTGACATCTGGTTACAACAACGAGGTAAGAAAAGACATATTGGGGGTAGAATAGAAAGAGCTATATTAGAGCCAATCTGTTACATTGTGGGAAAGATATGAATATCAGAGATATAGAAAATTTACTGAAACAACGTTACAGCAAAATGTCTGAGGAAGACAAAGAAGTTATCCGAGACATGTACTATAGTGATGTAGCAGGACCTGTCTTACGAAGATTTATGGGAGGTTCAGTAGCCAATACCTTTAAACTACGTAAACCTAAGAAGAATGAAAATGCCACTGCTATAGGTGGTCGTATTGGTATGCAAATGGGTGGTGATCCCGCACAACAACAAGTACCTACTGGTGAGATGGGATTCATCGGAGGACCACCAGATCAATTTACCGAACAACAAACTATAGCCGACGACATACCTAAAAAAGTACCTGATGGAACATTCGTAATCAACGCACCTGCTGTTGAGTTTGCAGGTAAAGAAGATATAAAACAGATGTTAGTTGAAGCATATGAGATAGTTGCTCAAGCAGATACTGATGCAGGACTTGACAAATCTCCTACAGCTGCTAAAATACCAAGTAAGGAACAAGTTGATATAATGATCTCACGTGGAGAGGTTATTGTACCACCAGAGATTGCTAAAGTCATAGGCTACGACAGATTAGAAAAGATAAATAATCGTGGTAAAAAAGAAGTAGCACGTAGACAAGAAGAATCCGAACAAAAAGAAAAACCACAAGCTAGACGAGTAGCAGAGGGTGGTTTCATAGACACAGATGACAAAATAGCTTCCGCTGATTATTCAGAAGGTGGTATCGATGCCTTAAGAGCTACTTTATTACGTGCGACAGGTCATCTAAAAAATGTAGAAGAAGGACTTGGAGAAGGATTCAAGTACGGTAAAAAAAGTAGAGAAGGAGATACTCTACGTCACATACTCACAAGTGGGTATATAAGTGAAGATGGTTTTTTAAATAGCATTATGTCAGATCTTTTCGATAATAGAGAGAAAAGTGAAAATATGTCAGAAGAAGACAAAATTGATTTGAACAACAATAAATTCGGAAGGCTTTTACGACAAAAATATCCAGACAGAGTAGAGTTTACAAAACAAGCTAGAAATGTAGTGGATAAACTAATTAAAGGTGAGACAGTTGAAATAGATGGAGTCTCTCCTATGATGAGTGTAAGAGCAGAGTAGAATTCGTCAGCTACCCACATTCGTGTGGCCCTGACAAACCGAAGCAGCTACCCGCAGCCATGTGGCACTGCATATGATGAGGTAAAAAACAATGGCAAAACAAGTAAGAGGTGCGAGAGCATTTAAACCTAATGACTCCTTTGGAGTTATCAATAATCCAAATCTTTACAAAAACAAATACCGAGAGGAAGTTGACAAAGAAGATGAGGATGATGAAGTAGTAGAAGCAAAACAAGAAGACGTTGGCACTCAAGAAGAAGCTACCCAACAAGAAGGTTTTGTTGAAACTAAACAGGAAGAGACTCCTGAACACGATTACAAAAAACGTTATGATGATTTAAAAAAGCATTATGACAACAAGCTCCAAGAATGGAAGAATGAGAAAGAAGCTTTGAAAACAACTGCACAGCAGATGGATTTAGATCCTTCAATCAAACTTCCGAAAAGTCCAGACGAACTAGAGGAGTTTAAGAGTAAGTATCCAGACGTGTATGCCGTAGTGCAAACCGTAGCAGCGATGCAAGCTCAAGAACAATCTGAAAGTTTAAAGAAGGAACTTGAAACTATAAAAAGTCGTGAGAAGGAAATGGAAGTTCAAAGTGCATATAAAGTGTTACTTGCCGCACATCCTGATTTTAATGATATTAGGAATGACGAGAAGTTTCTCTTGTGGCTCGATGAACAACCTAAATCGATTTCTGAGGGTATAACCAAGAATAACACTGATAGCAAATGGGCAATCAGAGTTCTCGATCTCTACAAAGCCGACAGTGGCTTAAAAACGAAATCTACTAAATCTAATGCGTCTGCTGCCGAAGCAGTCAGGACACCAAGTTCTAGAGAAGTCCCGATTGACAAGAATGC